TTTAGATACTGTAGATAAAGTAAAAAACGTAACATGGCCAACAAAACCATAAGGAGTAAAACATGGCACTAAGTACAATACCAAAAGATAGTATAGCAGCAGACGCTATTGATGCAACTAAGATAGCAGATGACGCAATCTCTGAAGAGCATCTTGACCCTACTGCTATTACAGCTAGCACAGAAAAATCTACTTTAGTAGCGGCAGATAAATTTTTAATTGCTGATAGTGCGGCTAGTAATGCAATTAAATATGTTCAACAATCTAATTTGGGAAGTGGTACTCATGTAAAATTGCTAAGTGGTAGTGCAAGTAGTGCCGCAAATCATGATTTTCAAAATTTTATGGATACGTCAAAATATAATAGTTATATGGTGCAGTTTAGTGAAGTGATTGGACTTCAGAGCAATACTCTTGATTTTCAATTTATAGCTGACACCACAGTTTTAACTAATAGCAATTATTGGTTTGCTTTTCATGGTCATAGAAGTACAAACAATGAAATTGTAAACTATGGAGAAAGTCAAGCTCAAGCATCTTTGGGAAGTGCCATGGTAGCTAGTAGTGGGAATGCGGCTAATTATATGTTTTACATATATAACAACCCTAACAGCACAAACATGGGAAATAATCTTCATGGTCATAACTGGGGGTATCGTAGTGATTTAGGCGATTATCTTTATACTGAGTTTACATGTGGTTTTAACAACAGCCATAACGTAACAGGTTTTAGAGTACACGCATCAGGTAATGACAATTCAACATTTGATTACGCAATATATGGGATAGCAAAATAATGGCAGAGTATAATAATATAATAACACTAGACGGTGTAACAAGAGTAGAAATAACAGGTGAAGAATTAACAAAACTTGAAGCTGATAGAACAGCATTTGCTAATAAATCAGGCGAAAGAAAATTAGAAGTTATTAAACAGTTACGATTAGATAGATTACAATCAACAGATTATATGGCTAATTCTGATGTTACAATGCCAGACTATATAAAAACATGGAGACAGACACTAAGAGACTTGCCACAAAACAACACAACTGAATCACAGTATGATACACTACTGGCAAGAGAGACTGATAATAGCAAAGCTAATTATGGTCAACTAACAAATAGTGTATGGACACAACCAACGGAGTAACAGATGGCATACATAGGGCAAGGAATCAAGCAGGGCACGTTTAAGGTACTAGATACATCTGGTAATACGTATAACGGATCTAACACAACATTTAGTTTAGGCACACAAGTTGGTTCTGCGGCACAGCTTTTAGTATCTCATGATGGTGTAATTCAAAAAGCAGGAACAGATTATACATTAGCTACAGGTGGCACACAGATAACTTTTAGCACAGCACCTGCAAGT